TGGCGCTGCATCTTCGTGAGCGAGGGCTCGCGCTGGATGGTCTTCGAGCCGTCGCCGAATTGAGTTGATCCGACGATCAGCGAGTTGCGCGCCTCGAACTTCATGGCGGCCAGTTCGATGCAGGCCTGCTCAACGTCGGTTGGGATTGTCACCCAGCCGCCGACGTAGATGACGCGGATCGACTGGGTCCACTCGAACCAGCCGCGCCACTTGTTTCGGATGCGTGGAAGCGTTAGATCAGCGACGTAGTCAGCCGCCGCGACGAGCGTGGTCGAATCAAATACCTGGTCGAGCGACTCATGGATCGAGGTGACGGCCGTGATCGGCCACTCGCGCACGGCGAGAAAAGGCGATCCGGTGCCATCCTTGCGTTCGGTGTAGGAGGCGGCCACGCCTTCGCGGTTGAGATAGGTCTGGATCTCCCGCGTGCAGCGGGCGATTAGGTTGGCGAAGAGGGCATCCTGCCCGGTGCTTGTCCAGCCTCCGAACTCCTTGAGCGCCGAGAGCGACGTGAAGTAAGAGCCTGTCGCCGGGGTGATGGTGATCGAGTCGAAGACCTGGATCGAATACTGCTCGATCCGCTCCATCGCCCCGATGCCGGAGGGCTCGCGGAACACCAGCAGGTACGGCTCACCGACTCCGCTGCCGACCGTGGGGGTGAGGATCAGGTCATAGAAGCCCGTGGACCCCTGCTCGGTGACTGTGACGGTTTCAGAGGCTTGCGCGCCGCCGCGGCGGAGCAGGCCGGCGGGCGATGCCGCGTTGATGAGCGCGGAGATCGCGGAGGCCGCGCCGCTGATGCGCGTGATCCCGTCCGAGGCGGAGAGCACCTGAACGGTGATCCTGATGGCCGTGTTCTTCTGGCAGAGCCGCTCGAACATCGGGCCTCGCCCGATGTCTCAGGTCATCTCCTCTCAGGTATCGGTTAGGTCGCCCCGCTCCCGCCTGAGAACGGAAGCCTCGCGGCCGCGAGTGGGCGACCTATCGCCTACGGTTCGACGCCTCCTTCGTGGATGATGAAGAACGGCGGATCGGGCGGCGTCACACCCCCGCCTGCCTCCGGCGCTGGGGCCGTTTCTCCAGGCGCTTGTTCGGTCGGCGTGAAATTGGGTTGCTGCAAGATCAGGTGCGCGCAGCCCATGGCCGCTTCGGTCGCCTGCGTCGCCACAATTTTCAGATACCTCTTCCGGCCGGCGAGCGAACCGAGGTGCAGGATGCCGGTGAAGCCCGTCTCTTCGGTCCCGTGAGTGAGCTGATCGAAGTCCGAACCGTCCACATCGGCATACGTGCCGTCCGACGTGTCGCACTCCTGGGCCTTGAAGTCGAGCGTCCCGGTGGCGGTAATGGCCCCTGCATGGACGATCAGCAGGGCCTCCTCCCATCCGGCCGTGTCGATTGCATCGCTTTCAACCGCCCCGGAGACGGACTGCGGAACGATGGTCACCGGGCTTCTGTAGTGCGTGCTTGTCTCGGGCACGTCGCCTCCTACTGCTTGTCGAAATCGAGATCCTGATAGCCGCCCTCGTTCGCCGCGAGCGACACGCCCTGGTTCTGGCCCAGAATCACCGAGCACGCACCGAGCGCCGCTTGAGTCGCCTGGGTCATCACCACGCGCATGTAGCGCTTCCTGGCCTTCGGCACGCCGAGCTTCAGGCGGCCGATCAGGATCGTGTTCTGCAAGGCGTTGGTTCGCTGTGTGAACGCCGCGCCTGTGATGTCGGCGTAGCCCGATCCGGTGACATCGGTTTCCTGGATCTTGCAATCCAGCGTCCCGCCCGATGTGATCGCGCCGGCCTGAAGCACGACGCAGGCTTCGTCCCATCCGGCCGTATCGAACTCGGTCCCGTTCACGGCCCCGGACACGGATTGCGGCTGAATCCCTGTGACCACTTTGATCCCTGAAACCATCTCGCCACTGGACATCTCGTCTCCTTGCCGGCGCGAAGCCGGGCTATGATCTCGGCCTTCCCCTGCCACGCGGCGGGGGCTGCATTGCCCTGTCATTGGCCTCGCCAGGCTGCTCTGTCTCCACCAGCTCGGGCACCGATTCCAGTTTCTTCGTCTCGACCGGCCGCGCGACCTTGACCGCGTCGCAATAGTGGGCGGCGAGCGCAGAGTCGACAATGTAGGTCTTGCCGGCCTTGCGGTCGCCGACGTCCTTGTCCATGACGATCTCGCGCGCATCGCTTGGATCGATGTTGCCGGTCATCTCGTCGCGCGGGGCTTTGAGCGTTTCCGTGTTCAGGCTTGCCATGCCATCTCCTTGACCCCGGCCGCCGCCGCCCGCCGCCCTGGGAGGAAAGCAGGCGACAGCAGCCGGGATATCAGGCCGCCCGCTAGACCGTGACGGCCGTCAACTTCGTGAAGTACGCCGGGACCCAGATCAGCACTCCGGTTCGACGAAGCAGCCGAAGCCGGAGCTGCGCCGTGTCGAATTTGCCGTAGGGGTCCACTTCGAACGAGGTCCCCATCCGGTCGCCGATGACGATGTAGGCCGGGTCGCCGTGGTACGCCGTCGTCTCGGTGCCGCCACCGCGGACGCGCGAAATGACCGACGTGAGCATGGCAGGCACGCCCCAGACGTTGCGCGGGCGTGCGTTGCCCTGCTGATCCACGCCGAACACCGTGGCGAACCACGGAGTCCCCGAGGAGATCGCCAGTCCGATCGCATCGCGCATGATGAACGGATGCGCGAAGATGACCCCGTTCTCCAGCGTGCTCGCGTGCTCACCGCCGTAGATGAGCTTGCGCAGCTCGTCCTCGGAAAGCGCGTTGGAGCCACCGGCCACCGCGTTGACCCCCGAAGCGGAGAACAGGCCCGTGAACACGGTCCCGTCTCCTTCGAGGCACTGAAGATCCTCGGCGCGGCCTGCCTGTTGCAGCAGGTGCGTCAGGATGAAATCCATCAGGTTGACGATGTTGTCTTGTACCAGCTCGATGGCAACGGTCACCAGCGAAGCCAGCTTCTTCGCCGTGAGCGCCCCCTGGCCGAACGGAGTGGACGGAGCGCCGTCTGTGATCGTCCCTTCCTCGGCGATCCATGCGACGGAGAAGTCGTTCGCCAGCGTGGGAAGCTGATGGGTCTTGCTGGTCATTTGGACGATGGTCGCGCCGGCCGCCCTGACGACGGAGGCTTCCTTCATGAGCCAGCCGATCAGGGCTTCGGTGATCGTCGGGATCAGGAAGCCGCCCTCGGCGTTGGTGTCCTCCTGGAGGGCCGCCTTCGAGGCCGCCGGGATGCCTCCGAGTGCCTCTTCGAGCTTCTCCGCACGCTCAGTCCACTGCTGCGCCTTGACCGATTCGCCTTTGCGGGCGAACCGAGACGCCTTGATCCGGGCCTGGAAGACTCCCCCGACGGCGACGTACAGCTCGGGCGACCTGCGGGCGATCTTCGCGGCCAGAGCAGACCGCTTCGGAATGTCCGAGCCGAGATTGCCCAGATCGGCCAACCCCACACCCGGCAGGATGCCCGCTGCCCTGGGAATCCACGCCTTCAGGTCGTCGGGCATCGCCGAGAGAAGCGCATCCATCTCGACGGTGCGGCCGGTGCCGTTGCCGAAGCGCTTCTTGTTGAAGTCGGCCTCGACACGCGCGAGCGCTGCGGTCTGCGCCTCGAGCTTGCCGTCGTTGGCCGTGATCTTCGTGAGGAGGTCTTGCTGCTTGTCCTCGATGGTCTTCTGGCGATCCGCTGCCGACTTCTGACCGTCGAGAATCGTTGTCAGCTTGGTGTCGACGTTCTTCAGGACATCGTTGGTTTCCACGTCACGGTACGCTTTCTCCCAGGGCGCACCACGGTTGCGATCAAAGACGGCTCAGAATCGCCGCTGCTGCTGCCTTGTTCCCGATCCGCTGCAACGTCGCCGCCAGGGCTCCCTCATCGGGAGGCGTGGCCAGGAGATTGACGCTCGCCGGGATCACCGCCGATGGATTGGCGGGTACTGCAACCCATGAGATTTCCATGAGTTCCTGCTCAAGAAAATCGAATCCGCCCGTCCACTCGTTCTGATCGTTGAGCCGCTTGGCCCACTTGAGCGCTAAGAATCCAACCGACACGGCACGCAGCGAGCGATTGAGGAGCTTCGCCCAGGCCATGTCAGCTCGAGCGTTGGTGCCGGCCGGATCGAACAGATGCTCCGAGAGAAACTGCCTGGCTTCGACCCATGTCCGCGGAATCTGGCCGACGATGTCCGCGACCGAATACGAGTGATCGATCAGCGCGACGGGATTCTTCTGAAATGCGTCCGTCTTCCATCCTGTCGGATCGATGGTGTCGCCGTAGCGGTCGAGCGTGGCGTCAGAGGCCACAACGATCACCTTCCGGGCCTTTTCATCGATGGCCCGGATCTCGGTGGCCGCCTTGCGGACGTGGTATTGAGCCGCGTCCCCTTCGCGGGCCACGACGCGCACCAGGCGCCCGGCACATGCGAGTTCCTTCAGCCGCTCCAACTCGGCGCGCTCGATGTTGCTCTCGGCCAGTTCCAAGGCCGAGGCGAACGGATGCCGCGCGGGATTCCAGTTTCTTGAGCCGAACTGCAAGCGACCGTCATCCATTCCAGGCCCCCTCAATCCACCACGGGAAGCGGAACACACCGGCAATTGATCACCTCGTCTTCCGCACCCATCGGATCGTGCGGGTACAGCAGACCATTTGAAAACGGCGACCCAATGATTGCCACCTCGCCGTCGATCTGGTGGCTCTCACGCACGTCCGCATCCCGCGCCGATAACCATTCCTCCTTGCCGATGCCGGCTTGCTCGAAGGCATCGAAGCGGGCGCGGGAGAACGATGACATGGTTTCGGTTCGGGCCACCGTGCGCGCCATGCCGAGTTTGGACTGGTTGATGTGCGCGCGGATGTCGTGTTCGATCTCGTCTATCGTCGCGCCGCTCTGAATCCCCTCAGACACCTTCGCCCGAAGCCGGTCCATCTCCCCATCGACCGACGACTTGATGAATACCGTCCGCTCGGCGAGCGCCTGCACGACCTTCGGATCGAGCAGGTCGAACGTGTCATCCGTCGCCAGATCCGCCGCGACTGAGTCGTAGCCTTCCTTGATCGCGGCGAGTCGGTCTGCCTTTGTCCGATCCACCGCTTGCCTGCCCGCCTCGGCCGATGACGGTAGGAGCTTGCCGGCCTCATCACGCACCAACAGCGAATCGATCGCGGGATGGGCGCCGCCTGTCGCCTTTGCCGAGCGCAGATTCGACAAGGCATAGTCGCGCAACCAGTCGAGCCAGCCGCGCCAGCTCGACAGCATCCGGCGCTCGACCTTGTCGGTGCGCGCCGTGTAGGTTTTCCAGAGCGCCGAACGCAACCGCTCGGTCTTGGGCCACCGGGAATGCCGTGCACTCTTGCCGGTGTCGACCGGAGCTACGGCAGGCTCGGGCGGGGCCATGACCTGATCGGCCAGCACGACGGAGAACGGGAGAAAGCCTTCATCGAGCCACGGCCGATTCTCGGCGTCCAGCGTCACCCCGACGATCCGCGCAGCCTCTGATGCCGGAACACCCATCCGCCAAAGCGTATCCATCGACGTGATCGATGCCCGGATCTCCTCGGGCATCATCTCGGCCATCTTCGAGCGGAAGTCGTACTCCATCCGCAGGCCAGGCCAGAAGCGATCGAAGATGCGCGCGTTGATGATCGACGTGACGAGCTGGCCGTCTTGCCGTACTGTCCCGCCCCAGAAGCGCCTGGTTTCCTCGACGGTCACGGATCGGTTCGCGTCCTCAGTGAAGCCGCCGTAGCCGTAGGGCACCTGGTAGCAGCCGAAGATGAACTTTGCCGACAATCCCTGCTCTGCAATCCACTCCGCGTCGCGCTGGTTGATGCCGATGGATTCCAGCGTTGCCCCGCGGAACATGAATGGCGGGTCCCAACGGTTGCGCATGCCGAGATACTTCTCCCGGAAGCTCTCGCGCATCATGTCCTGCTGGCCCTGCGTGACGTTGCCGGCTTCGGTGGGGAACTTGACGTAGAATGGCGGGAATCCCCCGCGGCCGTAGAACTGGTCTTGCGACTTCGCGCCGCGCCAGTTGATGCTCGCATAGAGCTGTGCCGCCTCTAAGGGGGACAGCCCGCCATAGGGGTCACGATGATCCGCGAACGCAAATCGCACGACTTCCTCGGTCGAGAGATTCACGGCCGCGCCGGTACACGGCTGATATCTCCAGCCGATCAACTCGCCATCGCGCTTGAGCGCCGTCACCCGATCCGCTTCCAGCACGCGGACTCGAGTCGGCACGCCGCGCACCTCGGCATCCAGCAGCCAGAAGGCCCGGCCGCGAAGCAGCATCCAGGCGCGCGTAAGCTCGTCAAGCTGCGTGCCGGCCAGCGAATCGTTGGGCATCGACATCAGGTCGTAGAAGGGATGCTCGGCGATGTCTTCCTCGCCAGAGAAGATCGTCCATGGTACCGAGGCCCCGGCCTGTGCCCGGATTGTCGCGGCGATGTAGACCGGAGCGATCTGCGAGAGTGCGTCCTTCGGTCGGTCGGTCTGGGCATACTGCTCCAGTCCCGAAGCGAACAGCGACGACCATGATCCGCCGTAGTCTCGCGTTTGAAGCTGTTGCATCTCCCGTCCTACCTCGCGTGCCATTCTCCAGGCCCGCCACTCGCTCGCCAGCCACCGAAGCGGGCCTGCCATCTCAACTCATCCATGGGCCGGAAGAATTCTTCAGCGCCCAATTCGCCAGCGCCAGAGACACCACGCAGTCGTCGTGCATCCCTTCCGGCGCGTTGTAGCGGAAGGCCCCCGTTGAAGTGATCTCGTAGGCGTAGGCTTCCATCTCGCCGATAAGCTCGGGAATGTTCGGGTACGATACCGTCGAGGCCTCGATGTCCAGGGCGAGCGACTGAATCAGCCGCTGCTTGGATTCGAGGGTGAACTTGTACGGGTGGACCTCTAGCCCGGCCTCGCACAGGTCATCGAAGACCTTGTCGCCCACTCCGGTTGCGTCCAGCTCGATCAGCGGGTGGCCCGCCGCCTCCCACGCGGCCTTGACGCGCTCGATCTGCATCGGCCAGGAGATCCGGTGGAATCGGTCCCACGCCACCACGCGCCGCTTCGGGCCGTCGTCGCGCATGCCCGTCAGGACCGTGTAGTCTTGGTGCTTCGCCACATCCAGGCCGATTACTGTCGGGCGGCCATCGGGCCAGTCCATGCGCTCGCCGGCCACGCACGCACGCACGCCACGAAACACCGACGCAGCGTCATCGAGGAACTCGGCGAGGATCTCCTGGCGGTAGATATCCAGCGGCATCCCGCCGCCGCCACCCATCTCAGCCGGGGCGTTCTCTCGACACCACGCCTGAATAGCCGTGTTTGGGTTGTCGGTCGATGGCGCATGCACCGATGCCCACTCAGGCTGCAGGTCATCGAGGCCGCGCTGATACCACTCGAACACCCAGTTGCGCTTACCGGCCGGTGTCGTGATGGCCAGCGCGCGCCCGTTGCGGTCGGCGAGCGTCGGTAGGATCGCCCGTTTGATCGCGTCGTGGGAGACGCGCGACGCCTCGTCGATGATCGCGTCGTCGTAGCCGCGCCCGAGCAGCGCGTTGGGGTTGTCGGTTGACCGGAAGTAGATCGTGCCGCCGGTCGCCAGCTTGATTGAATGCTCGGTCTTGTTGCTGGTGTAAATCGCCTGCGGGAACAGCCGGTGCCACTCGTCCCATGCGACTGAAGTCAGGTCGTACGTCGGGGCGGCCCACAGGCCTTGATATCCCTGGCCGATGGTCGTGGCCCGCTTGAACAGCCGCCGCACGCCGAAGTGAGACTTCCCGCATCGGCGGCCGAACACCGCGCTCACGAAGCGCGAGCGGTTGCAGGCGTCACGAACGCGCACCTGGCCCGGATGCAGCCTGCTGAGTCGAATTTCAGTCGGAACCGCCAGGGCCATCGACGTACTCGATTCTGACAACCACGGGCCCGCCGCCCTCGCCAGTGAGAGCTTGGGCTGGCCGGCCGTGGCCATGCTCGCAGAGCCATCGGTAGAATTCTGGGCTCTTGGCAGCCCACCGCTGGGCACGAGCGCGAGCGTGAGGAGAATCAACAACCGAGCGGCACCAAGCGCGGAAGTCCGTCTTGATTTTGTGGCGCCCGCCATTCTGCGGCTTTCCGTCGTTCG